AAAACATATGAAAAAAGATACTACTAAATTAACCTTTTCAAAACTCATTCATGAAACTGAAGAATTAATATCAAAAAATTTAATGCAGGTTACCGCAGAAAAATTTAGCGTATTGTTAGTTGAAGATATCTGGAAGCAATTTGATGAGGGAGGTCAATTAAACTTTTTAAAAAATATGCTTGGGTATTGCAAACTTAAAAATGCATACGATCAGGAAGAAAAGACTGTGGATCCTGAATTAAAAGTAATGATCAAAAATAAGGATCAAAAAGTAATTCTTTTCTGCCGGTTTAAAAATGACATTGCTGAGTTTATTGATATCCCGTAATAATTAAGACTATGAGTAAAAAAATAGGATTTGACCGTTCCGATGATCAGGAACCGGAAGAGGATGAACTTGAAAAGATAAAGAAGGCCGAACGGGAAGCACTAAAGCCATTTATACTGGCTAACTATCTACCCATTGGATCCACTGATCAAAAGGAATTCAAAACATCCATGGAACTGCAGTATGAACTTCATGAGATGATTGATTTTTCGACTAAAACGCTAAATCTTTGCCTGGCTGAAATGGGATTTAAGATTGAATTTGTTGAATATGTGCCGTTATGGGTTATGTACAGTCTGAACTGTGATTTATGCGATTAATATGATTTATATGATTTTAAAACCCAACTGGATCAAGTTGGGTTTTTTTATTTGTATTAATCTGTGTAAATCAGTGTAATCTGTGGACAATCTCTTTTTCTTATCTGTGTAAATCCTTTCTTCAATCTGTGTAAATCTTTTTTATGTCCTTTTCATAGGTCGTGATCAGTTATAAATTTGTATACTCAAAATTATAAGATCATGATATTTTCAAAAGAGAAATGGGATTCAAGTAACGAGATCCGGCCTTATATAAGCGTATCCAATGCGCTAAAGTTCGCCACCATGGAGGCACCGCTCCGGAATGCGTTCGAAATGTTTTTGCGTACGTTGCTGGGTGATGCCCTGGTAACTGACCTGGAAGCGTATTATGCAGATGCCAATCGTACGGCTAAACAACTCCGGTTACTGCAACTGGCTCAGCGTGCCAATGCATTGCTGGCGTTCTGGTATGATTACGACGAAATGCAGGTGATCATTGGTGACTCCGGCGCGAAACGTCAGGAATCGGAAACGACTAAGACTCCATACAAATACCAGGAACAAGCATTAAAAAAAGGCTGGAAAGAAAAAGGGTTCTGTGCCCTGGATGATTTGCTTACTTACCTCGAAGCTGAAAAAGCCACGTTTACCAATTATAAAAACACTTCTGCCAAAACAGAGATTGTCCGATCAGCTGCTGAAGTGGATGACTACTACTATATATCAGGTAGCCGTATTATATTCCTCAGGCTTCGTCCTCATTTCCGGAACGTGATCAATACCATCATTGCTCCCCGCCTGGGAACTACCTACACCGACATGATCACTGAACTGGCCAAAGAAACTCCGGACGCAAAATATACTAAACTTCGTGAGACATTGATTCCGGTAGTGGTATTCTATGCCGTTGCCCGCCTTATGCGTGAGACAGGCAGTCTGACTGATAAAGGTCTGTTTTTCGAAACTTTGAAGAATACCGACGACGCTGTGAATACTTCCCTGGTACCCGACGAACGCATGACCGCTCAGGCAACCATGGCCGAAGCGGATGCACTGGCATACTGGAAGATTGCTGAAAAGATGCTGACTAAGGATTTTCAGTATGTAGGCAGTACCGGATCAAAGATTCCGAAACGGGATAACAACGATAAAAAAGCATTCTGGGCGTGAAATAAAAGAACCCCCAACCCCTAAAGGGGGGAAAGAAAAGAGAAACCAATAAAAGTATAATATTTTGAAAAATGTAAGGATAGAATATACAAGATATCATTTTTTTCACCGGCAGGTAGAAATCAATGTTCCGGAGCGTTGGGAGGACTTGAATTGTAACCAGTTCGCTACATGTGCCGGTATATATATAAAACCTTTGGGAGATGTTGAGTTTATAAGCCGGTATTTTGGTATTAAAAAGAACCTGGTTAAACGAATGAGTAAGTTCGAACAATACCGGTTGACTGAGTTGGCCGGATTTGCCACCAAACCTACCGGAACGGTGAACTTCTTTTATATGGAAGAAATACCGGGGACAAAATTGCTTTCACCGGCCGGTAAATTAAGGGATGTATCGTTCGAACATTTTAGCCTGTTTGACACCTTCTTTTTTGACTATGCCAACGAACCTACAGAAGATAATCTTTGCCGGTTAGTTGCTGCCATTTATCTGAAGAAAAATGAAAAGGTAACAGAGATCGATTTTGAAAGGCGTGTAAGACATATTGCATTTCAAGTAGATAAAGCAACACAGTATGCTATTTTTTTGAATTATGTTTTCCTTCGTGACTGGCTATCGAAGACATTCCGTTTTATTTTTGAAAAATCCGATCCGGAAGATGAACCGGAAACAAAACGAAAATTCAAACAACCCGCGAAACCCGGACGGCCTGACTGGAACTCGATACTCGACAGTCTGGTGGGGGATGATATCCTGAACTATGATTCATACAAGTCAATGAGTGCGATACTGGCCTTTAAAACGATCAATAAACGACTAAAAGAATTCAAACGCAATGGCAAATAACCAACTATCCGACTTTACGGAATATACCGAAAATCTTTGCGTAAAGCATGTGGATATACTACATGTAGTAGATGACGAAGATCATAAGCATTTTATTGAACTGAACGACGAACAGCAACTGCAGGACGCAAAAAGTATTTGTTACCCACTGGTGACCATGGATAAACTGACCATCTCCTACAATGGCCAACAGGACTCCACACTTAAAAACCGATATGTAGAAATCATGTTTCTTGACTCAGTATCCGATACCGGTGATTTTAAACGTATTCAGCAAGTAAAGAACTCCATGGAGCGCGTTGCTGAAGATTTTATCATGAAAATGAAAACCGATCGTAAGGACCGCGTCGCTTACTCCTTTCTTAAATGCCTGGTACTTTCGAATATTGAACTGAATTTTGTCGAAAACAAAGCGATCAACCTGTACGGGGTATTGCTATCGTTTAATTTTGAATTGCCATTTGTGGAAACTCTTGAAGCCGGTAGATTTAATTAAAGAACCCCTAACCCCTAAGGGGGATAAGAAAGACTTGTCCTTTTTATGGAATATAAGAATGAATAATTTTGTATAAAAAATAACGGATATGACATTTACAGAGATATTACAGAAAGCCGGACTGATCAAAAACGAAACCGTAGAAGAAAACAATTCGGCTACGCGGATCGGACAGATGTATATTGATGTGATTAATTTCTTTAATGATTTAGGAAATGTACTTAATAATTCATTTAGTACCGCTATATCTGCAGAAACATCAGCCCGTAATACAGCTATTTCAGCTGAAGTAACAGCCCGCAATTTAGCGATTACTACCGCCATTGATAATTTAAAAAATGGAGTTCCTCAGGCATTCGACACTTTAATGGAAATTTACAATGAACTTCAAAATGATGATTCTGTTATTGCCGGGCTTATTAATACCATTGCCGGTAAAGTTGACAGGATAGTTCTTATATCCATCACTGGAACGATCATTTCATCGACTGCCGGACAGAAAGCATATGATCCATCGACGAAAAAGATTTATACTTCAACAGCAAATCATACCTGGGGAATCGGTTCAAATCCATCAACAGGAATTATCTATACATACAATGGATCAAATTACATTTGGAAACAAACTGATCTGATTGAAATTGGGACCGGCGGAACTGGTGGTGGAACGGATACCGGAATGTTAACCGTAGAAGCAAATTCATTACCCGATTTCGATGATATTTTTGCTGTAGGTGTTTATGAAATTGTTGGGGATTATATCTCCGGATTCTACATTGGTAGTTTTATTTTCCCGAAACTTAAACAAATGGTAATTTGGGACAATAAAATCTATACACGTGAAATGGACGACATTACAGGGACGTTTACTTTTCCTAATTTTAAGGATTATAATGATCCGGCATTGTTTACTGGTAAGGTTGATAAAGTTTCTCTTCTTGCAAGAACTGATAACATGGATCAGGCAAAATTCCATAATATTGGAGATAAATGGTTTGATTTAATGTCAAAGAAAATCTACACAGCCATATGGTCAACTACGATAAATAATACAAAAATCTGGGATGATGGGGTTGTTCCATCGAATGGTGTTATTTATCTTTCTTCCAGTTCGAATTACGTTTGGAATGGTGTAGATTTAATTGAAATCAATAAGCCCGATTTAAGAAATATGATCGAGTATCAACCAATGCCTTTCACAATAGGTCAGGTAATAGGATCTACTATTGTTGCTTATATACTTCAACCAACCGATGTGGATTATGACTCAAATATTCAAAAGGGTTTGTTTCTTCATAACTTTACTGAAAGTGCACGGGACTGGACATGGGATGCCGCGATGGCTCTGGCTCAAAATGAATGGTCACTACCTACAAAAGCAGAACTTCTTTCTATTTACCCGAATAAAGATGTTGTTGGCTTATATGGCCAATATTCATATTGGACATCCGATCAAGCTGATGGGAATGAGGCTTATGCCGTTGATATGACTACCGGACAGGCTGTCATACATCTTAAAGGATCACCATTTCGAATACGTTCAGTTTCGAAATTTAAAAATTATATTGGTGGGGTGAATGAAGGAGATATCACTGTTTATTCTGACGAAACGGGAACGAAAATTAGGGGTACTGGAAAGAATTTTTCTGATTTAATGTTTAAATCCGATTTTGAACCAATTTATAAAGATATAATTCTTTTAAAAGAGGAATGGGATGAAAATTTACAACAAATAATTTTAATTGATGGGGTAACCGAAACGAATAGAGTTTTTCTTTTACCAAATGACGGACGTAATAATTATTTGGAACTTGCAGCCTGCCAAATAGGAGCAGTTCCTCCACAGGTTGTCGGACAACTTACATTTGCAGCTTCGGTATTACCGGACATAGATTTAACATTAACTGTAAAAATTGAGAAATAATGCCAATATATCAACTTATAGGTTCATCAACACCTAATTCAGTAGCCAGGGCAATAGCCAACGAAGTAGTAGCAGGGAAAAATGCCATCGCCTCCGCTTTAATTAATAGAGGACAGGTAGTTGTCAGTACTGATACCATGCAGGATATGGCTTCTAAAATTAGTTTAATTACAGGTCAAGTAACAGTTACACCACTTCAAGGAGTACCAACTGACTGGCATGATTTGGCCCAGGTAATTGCAGCTAATACTTTAGTAGATTATCCATATTCATTTGCTGTATTATTAAGTAAAGCAATGCAAAGTATTAAACTAACAGGTTCAAATGCTTATATATGCAGTGATTCAGGAGTATTGTATGGTGATCAAGACCATACATTTGATTCTGCGAAAGACAATGTTGGGTCAGATGTAAATGCATCTTGGACAGGAATATTATCTGGTATGTCAACATCAGTGAACATAATAGCCAATACAGTTGGTTCAGTTGGGAATATAAAACTAACCGGAAATGGAACATCTCTTAATGCATTAATTGAAGCTTGGAACATAGCTAATTCAACTAATACATTGACATTGAATGGTGATGGTACACAAATTCCTACAGCAAAATTTTACGGATTAGTAAATGGTTTATTAACTCCAATAGATATTCGTGAAAATTCTGGTGGTGATTTTGGTCCAATTACATTAATTGCAGATTCAGTTAAAACAGTTTCAGCGTTGATAAATGAATGGAATTTATCCAACTTGACGAAACAAATAACGTTAGTTAGTGGAACTGGGACACAGGTTCCAACTTCAAATATAATTCTTACAACTGAAAATATCATTTTATCTGGTGGTGTAATAGGTAATATAGGAAAATCTACAAGGTGGGTAATTTTTTTAAATAACAGCATAAATAGAAATCCAACTTATAATTTTTCAGCGATAACTAATTTACAAGGAATTACAGCAACTAATTGTTTATACTCAGTATTTATTAATAATGTTGGTTTGGACAATCTAATGTTTAGAGATACAGGATTAATGAGCCTATATTTTGGAACAACAACTTTACCAGTATTAAACTTTCCTATGAATATATTCAATAATAGTCTGACAGGAAAAGTAGTTTTACCGGAAGTGAATACCGTTAATTTTCAAAATTCTTCTTTTTATAATTCGGGTATAAATACAATTTTATTTCATCAGAATACAAAATCAGTATTGTATTCTGATATGGCATTTAGAGGTAGTCTGATTACAACTATATCAATACCATCAGGTATAGAGACTATCAATATGCCAGGAACTGCCGGAATATTTTATAATACAGGAAAATTCTCATACATTAAAATTCCGGTTCCGTCAAAATCATTAAATATTATAAGTACCGAATTTGGTGGTGCGCCTTTACTTTATGCAATTGAATTAGGTACGGATTGGAAAGATTCTATAAGCATAACAAATAATGCGAGTATTCCTGCTGTTTCATTAAAAACTCTTTTTCTTGATAAGCTTGTCGATAAAAGAAAAAATTCTGCAATTGTATCAACATGTTCCTGTAATTCAGCAACCCCAGTAATGACATTTGTAAATGGTAATTGTTTAAAAGTATTTCGTCCTGGACAAAATATCTCCCCAGTTGGTGGAACATACAGAACAATACTTTCTGTAGATTCTGATAACCAGATTACATTAACCACCAATAGTTCAAATACATTGATAAATGTCGCCTATGACATAATGAAAACAGTTTATTTATCGGGACAACATAAAACATCTTTAATCGCACAATATGGCTCTAACTGGGCATTAGATTATACAAATAGAGGTTGGACAATAGCTTAAAATAAATTTTATGATAACAAATGAAAATGGGTTACGTACCCAAACCGCATCAGAAGGAATGATCTTGAAAAATAGGGATTCCTGGAGTAAAATGGTTTACCTGGGTGATGGTGCCCAGGAATGGGAAGAGGTTCCGGAAAGTATGCAACCACAACCTGAGGTAATTGACGTGGTGTAAAATAAATCAATTACAACTATGGAACTACTAAAATTCTTGAAAGCTATCTATTACTCCCTATCGGGATATTTTACGGCCATGCTGGTATATTTCCTCCCGATCAAAGATTTGACAATTGCAATTGCGATTGCTTTTATCGTAAATTTTGCATTTGGAATTATAGCCGGCATCCTAACTCAACATGAGTCTATCAATTTTAAAAAAGCTTTATATGCGTTCTGTGAGGTTGCTGTTTATCTGGTAATTCTGACCTGTATGTTTACCCTTGGGGAAAAATTGAAAGGCGATGAATGGGTTTATAGAGGAATTTATGTACTTACCTGCGCATGGATCTGCTTTTACCTGGCTAACTGGAGTAAGAATCTGAAACGATTATTCCCGACCTCGAGGGGAATTAATTTCTTCTATTTTGTGCTAAATCTTGAATTTTTAAAACGAATACCGTATTTGAAAAAATTTGAAGAATATGAAAAAACAACTTCTTAAAAAATAAATTTATGGGAAAAAATTGGAAAACAAATTTAATTGGTCTGCTCGGGATCATTTTTCTGGTCCTTGGAATGGTCCTCGTTTTATCGAAGTCGATCACGTTTACTGAACTTGTGCAATCGCTTGCACTTGTGGCTACTTTCTTAGGTGCTTTGAATGCTTTCTTTAGTCAAGACGCTAAAGTGAAAGGAGGAACACAATAATGACACGAAATGAATTAATTACGCAATTAAAAAACTATTTCGATATCAAAGAATTAGTTTGCCGGCACACTTTCACAGTTT